CAACCTGTGACGGTCCAACCTGTGACGGTCCAACCTGTGACGGTCCAACCTGTGACGGTCCAACCTGTGACGGTCCAACCTGTGACGGTCCAACCTGTGACGGTCCAACCTGTGACGGTCCAACCGGAGATAGTCCAACCGGAGATAGTTCAGCCTGTGATAGTCCAGCCGGAGATAGTCCAACCGGAAACGGTCCAGCCGGAGACAGTTGAGCCATCAAGAGATGTGTCAGACTCATTGATCCCTGAAGACTCTGCTGGGCCAGTTCAGGAGGAATGCATAATCGATCTTTCGGGGACAGATCGGATAATTGAGAAGATTGACATAATTCTAAGTGAAAATCCTGCAAGTTCTGCTGAAAACGCCATCGCAAAACTGTGGCTCCCACCGTACAGACCAGCGGCGGCGCATGGACCTCCGATGTCACGTACCACAACGAGGGGCTAACAAGCTTCCAGGCCATCCAGATCTGTGCCGTATCATCCCATTCACCATAATGACCGGGCCATAGATAAGGTGTAATTCTTTTACAAACTGCATCTACTGGAATTGAAAAGGGCAGCCGCCCTTTATTATAGTGTATTGTCTCCATTCATCTAATAAAGGAAAGAGGCCTTAGACCTAAACTTGACTTTGTAGCATTCTGACTCTCCATGAAGCAGAATGGTTCAAATTGTAGTCTTACTACCATCCGGTGACCACAAGGTTATGAAGACCGCTGCCGTTCCTGCAGAAAATGTAACGGGTGCGCATGTAGCTGCGGCTATGCGCAAAAAGAAGGATGCGGTCCAGATAGCAACCTATAAATGGGCATCCAAGGCCATTTTTACAATATGGTCATTTCCTGGCAGCAAGGGGGCCACGAATACACATCAGCTACCGCCACCGCATGAAGATATGGAAGCTGTGGGGGATCTTGTTGTTACCGCTACAGGAACAGAGACCGCTGATAAGTGGATTGACTATTACTCAGAAGTAATTTCTGGAGGTGGAGGTGGAGATCCAGATGCAGAAGAGAGTGAGGAAGAGAGTGATGAGGAGAGTGAAGAAGAGGAGGAAGAGATCAAAGAAGAGGATGAAGTTGAGGAAGATATTGAGGAAGATGAAGCGGATGAAGATGATAGTGAAGAAGAAAAGGAGGAAGAGGAAGATGAAGAGGAGGTAGAAGAGGAAGATGATGAGGAAGAAGAGGAAGAGGAGGAAGAAGAGGAAGATGACGGCTGCTATGATGATGGAGATGAGGCAGGAGGCGGCTCCAAGCGAAGAGCCCCTCGGCGGAGAACCGTACAGGCCCCCGAGTATCGCCGCTTAGATATGGGGCTCAAGTCAAAACTGGCTATGCCTATCCCCATTGGAAAACGTGCACCGCGGTGGCAAACAGCCCCTGAGCTGGAACCCGAAGCGTATGCGTAGTAAAGTTGACCCTTCGAGGAGTTGAATTACTCCTATCATAATGCTCCGAACTAATGTACATGAAATTCTGGTCAGCCGCCTTGGGCCCCATCTGACATCTGACCAGCAAATGGATCTGGAAAGAGGGATCTACAATGCATCACTGATAGAAGCCGATGCAAAGGGCATTCGCAAACACTGGGAGAACCCAGCCTTTGCAACTATTTATAAGGGATTTGCCAGACGATGCATTGCGAATCTAGATCCCGCAGCCTATGTTGCCAACAGTCGTCTCTTGACACGGCTTAAGGAAGGCGAATTTCCTGCACACCAAGTTCCTTTCATGACAGCGCGGGAACTCTATCCCGAGCATTGGCAGCATCTTGCAGATGAACACATGAAGAGGGAGACTCTTATGTTAGAAGGGCCCCAGGAGGAAGGATCAACCATGTTCACCTGTAAGCGGTGTCATAAGTCAAAGACCCGGTATTGGGAAATGCAAACCCGGTCTGCTGATGAGCCGATGACAATATTCATCCGGTGTTTGAATTGTGGTAAGGAATGGCGACAGTAGTTATGAACAGAGCATGAAAGGAAGCGATAGGAACGAAAGTGACTATCCAGCTTCCTGAAGGGCGAAGGAATAACTACGTCAGTCATGACGTATGTAAAGGAATGGCGACAGTAGCCTACAGCCATACAGTTTCGTCGTTGCACTCCTCACTGAATGGCGACAGTAGTTATGAAATGAAAGGAAGCGATAGAAAGCTATGGGAACGGGCGTAACAGCAGGAATAACTACGTCAGCCATTACGACTGTAAAGGAATGGCGTCAATAGCCATACAGTTTTGTCATTACTTACTTTTAGCAACACGGCAAAATAGCCATCAATCTATATTGTTACAATAGAGGATATGTCCGCCGAAGTAAGAGCTATGGTACCAAGGGCAACAGTAGTGAAAGTACTTGCTGCTGCAAAGGGAGATAAAACACCTGCCGCAGCTGTACTAGGCGCTCTTGCAGCCCGGTCCACATGGCAGACTAGGACTGGTAAAACAATGAGCCAACGGCGATTCATTGCGGAAATAAAATCGCGTGAACGGAATAAAAACTATCAAATTCCCAGAAATCTTTTGCATCTGATACTATCAGACAAAGCCCGATTAGTCCCATTACCAGATGCACAATTCCAACCTGTAGCGGATGCAGCACTTCCCATCAGTATAACAACACAGTCGGAAGGTGCAGCGGCTGCAGCAGCAGCGGCCCCTATTACAATTACACCCGCCGGTGGACCTGCAGCATCATCATTAACAGAGCCTCAACAGGCTATTTTAGTAGATAGTACGGTTACAATTGGAGGCCGCCCTACCATTGATAATCTGGATCCAAGAATTGCTGCATTAACATTAGGACCCGAAGTAGCGCGATTAGAAAGTAATACCTTTTGGTCAAAACTGGTATTAATCGCGGGATTCGATCCAAATGCCGCCTATCGTATTTTATGCGACGGGGCCCATGATTATGGCGGCTTAATTAAAGGATACTATATAGAATTCCTAGTTTCTGTGTTTGAAACATTAAATGGATTAGCCACTGCAAAACGGATCCCTCCCATAACGGTTCAATTTGTGGAAGATACGATCCTTACATCATCCAGTGATAGAGGTGGTTATAATGCCCGTCCGGATGTAATTGCGCGAGAACTTGAGAATATGAATCGACTGCCTGATGGAGACCCTCTTCAATTAGAACAATGTTTAATTGGCTCAGGTATGCGAAATGGGCCACCAAATAATAGCTGTGTAAGTGTCTGTTCATTGGCCTGTTCATTTGGTTCCAGTGGACTTCTTCCTGATTCAATTACATTCAATATCATCCCCCATTATGTCCAGGCGGCAGATCAGAACTCGGTCCGTGCATTATGGGGTCAATCAATACCCTCCTTTATGGATGCTGCGGGGACTCCTACTGCAGATGGAGTTTCCTTAAACGGTGCTAAATTTGTTGATCTTAATTGGGGTACACTCTTGTCTGATTTTAAATGCGATGGTTCAACTCTCCGCGAATATGTCCCTTCTGCTGCAGCTGCAGCTGCAGAAATTCCTGCCCCAGATTCATTCATTGTTCATAATTTTTATGGAAATAGCCGCCATATTTTTACACGGAATCACCCTATTCCTGCAGAGTTTCGCCGAACAGTAGGTCCTGTGGGAACAAAGTTGGAAATATTTAACGGCGCAGCGTGGGTCGCAACGGTATGGGCGAAACAGTCGATTTCATTAAATGGACTTTCAAATAAAGTGAAAGAAATATCTGGCCGAGGCAAAGCAAAGAAAACAAAGGATCCAATTGAAATACAATATGCACGGGGGGATGCTGCGACCGATGCAGATAGAGCGCAGGTGATGATTGTAAAGCAATTACTCGATTGGGCTCAAGCCTATTTTATTGCAATGTTATGGCATAATTATGGTCTCATTTTTACACTGGTCACGAATGACACTTTTTTGCTGCGTACCGCCAAATGGCTGCGTGTTCCCTTTGTGTTGCTCATGTCAAAGAATGGGGCAAAATTATATTGCTTTGATTCCCGTGCTATGGTGTTGACGCCCGAAGAAAAAGACCAGATTTTTGCAAATATTACAAAATTCACTGCCGCTGCACAGGCATCATTACTTGCAGAGATTGATGCAATTATAGGTCAGAACTTTACTAAAGAAATAACGGCAGTTCCCATAGTCGGTGGCTTATTTAAAAAAGTTCAGCAGTTAAAAGAAAAAATTGTAATAACTGCAGAAACTATACGAGGAACATGCGATAGTTTGTTGGCTGCAGGTATACCTGCAGCTGAAAAGGAAAGGGTGGCCCAGTCATTCCGCTATTTAATGAAACAGGACCCCAATACCTATTTAGTATCCAAATTTAGAGATGATATTGAAACACAAGTTGCATCTGCCATAAGTGTTACACGGAGTATAAATTCTTTTATAGGAGCTTATGCCAAACAGGAACCGCCCGTTACATTAACCGAAACATTATCATCAATTATTAATCTTATGAAGACATTTTTACCAAATATAACTCCTAGTGAAATCGGCTTATGGATAACAAAACTACCATTTCCTATAACTACATCTCGATATGGTTTACAGTTATACATAGTAGCGGCACTTATTACCCGTACTATGAAGGTCGCAGACATAGCTGCAACAGAATTGGATATCATGCAAAGAATAAAACGGTATGAGGATGGATTTACTATTGGCTTGTTAAAAATAGATTATTTGGCAGATCACCTTGATGAAAAGATAGCAACGGATGCTGCAGCGATGACGCTGGGCGGTGCAATTGATGCTGCACTGGAAGCCGTCGCAGTTGATGCTGTAGTAGTCCCACTTGCTGTAGATTCAATTCCCTCTATGGATGATGCGGTGGCTATTGCAGAAGCATATCGCACCTATGCCGCTATAGATTGGATGACTAATATATCAGGGAATCCTTCCTATCCCTATTATTTCTTACCTGGTCTCTATCCAGAAGAGCCGGAACTCATCGAATCACGGTGGGATACACTAAGTTATAAACAGCAGCAGCGTGTTATAGCCCTTGGGTTTACATCCAGCTCTCGTCTACAACTTCCAGGAGGAGCCCTTCCTGAGCCAGATCCGCCGCAAAAAATATTGAAACAAATATCATCAAAGTGTTCTTCTGCAGTTAACAGTCCTGTTGGGGCCAGAGGCGGATCAAGGAAACGCCATACGCGAAAACTATATAAACAGCGAGGAGGAGTGCGCAATGGTAATTTTATCTCCCTTACAACGTGGGATATTAAAAACTATGAGTATGGGCAACGTTTCTCAAAGATATATGAGGAGATAATTGATAATGAACTAAGTGAAGTACATCGCGCGGCAGCATCGGCCATTGGTAGACCTCAGAGAGCGGCAGGAATTCCCATAACTATTTCAGAAGTCTCTGTATCATTGAATCCTCCGCGTACTGATTGGTTGGCATCTTCTACATTATTTCCTTTTCATAATATTAGTCCTCCAGCCTACCTATTTTATTACATTGTTGCATATTTAACCAACTGTTTTGATTATGTTGATGAAAATAACAATGATATAATTATTGCAGATTATGCAAATATGTTAACGACTCTATCGGAGTTACGACGACAATGCTTTGAAGGCAACTTATCAGAGGAAAATCTAATCATTGAACTTGCCTGTATCCTACTCTTAGAGGATGATGAATTTCCTTCTGTTAATTCAACAATTCTAAATAATCGCGGATTTGATAAAAATTTTATTTTTAAGAACTTAAGAAAATTCCTTCCTCGCGGGGGCGAACACGCTGAGCATTTAGGTGCTTTACACCATGAAATTGATAATATAATTGGCCCTTCTGCAGAAGCTGGAGGTGCGTCTGCATCAGCATCAGCATCAGCAGCACCGGTTGATGATACATACAATATTACAGAAATGATTTTGGAACAAATCACTTTATCAGGACTCTATAACTATGGCACTGTGGTGGAACAACTCACGGCCATCGCGACGCATGAAGCCAGTGAATATGCAGAGAAACTAAGGATTCATATTGCAGAAATTCGTGAATCTGGTGGAGCTGCAGCAGCTGCAACCGCAACCGCAACCGCAACCGCAACCGCAATCGCAGCCCCTGTAGAAGGAGGAGCAGCAGCTGCAGCACCCGTAGAGAAGAAGGGAACAGTAGCAGATGATGCGATTATTGCTACACCTACAGTAGGGAAAGTAAAGGCAGCTGCAGTAGTCGCCACATTAACATCCACAACGAATCAAATGGCCCAGATGGCTGCCGCAAAGGTGGATAAGGGCCCTGATGAACGCGAGAGGCGTTTAAAAGACTTACTTAATAGATATACCGAAGCAGAAAATGCATTAATGGATGCAGAAACACCGTTGCCTGGTTGGGAAACACCGTTAAAATCAGCAATTGAAGAACGACGAGTCCGCATTGCAAAAGCCAGAGCTGCTAAAGAAGCAGCATATGAAGCCTATAATACGCTACATCAGGCAGTTATGGTAGAAGAAGAAGAATTCTATAGAGCGAAGGGAGTTATAGGAAAGGCAGGAGGGGCAGGAGGAAAAGCAGGTGCCGGTGCCCGTGCCCCATTCCACCCAGGAGGCGGTAGCCGCCGAACTAGAAAACAGAGTGCGTCTGCAAAAGGTCGAAAGACTCGCCGTCGCAAGTAATGGACCTGCGACTTGCGTCGTATAATGTTCGCTGTTTTCCATATCCAATAAGCAATACAGATATTTCCGGTATAGTCACATGGATCATACGCAATGCAGATATAGTAGCACTTCAGGAAGTCTGGTGTAGGGTACCCGAGTGGTCCGCAGCCTTCAAATCCCACGGCTGGAGCTTTCTCCGGCCACCTCGAGAAAATCATATTATTTCTCTGCTGGGCTCCGGCTTGGCAGTGGCTTTCCGAACAAAGGACTGGACCCTTGCAGAGTCGAGGCACTATCCATTTCTATCAGCTGTGGGGCTCGACGCCCTTGCAACAAAGGGCTGGTTTCGTGTTGAACTCCGTTCCGCACGATCCGGTAAACCCTTTCGACTTATTACAACTCATATGCAGTCAGACTACGAGTTCTTCGATGAGCTCTGGAGACCCATTGCAGAACCGGTTCGAATGGCACAGGCCGTTCAACTTGCAGAAACAGAGCGTAGACTTCCCACTATTCCTACACTTCTTTTGGGGGATTGGAACACCGAAATGTGTTGGCTTCCCGAAGGGCGATGGCTAACGAAACACAGCGGCGCTACTTTTTCTGCCACTAACCAGGTTCTTGATCATTGTGCCACCTGGACTGATCAGCCATGGGTTCTTAAAGATCATCGTGTCTTCCGAATTGGATTCAGCGACCACTGGCCCGTTGTATGGACATTTTAGGCCAGAATTCAGGGATATAGATCTACATGTATAACGTGTAGATCTTGATGCCAAAAATACACGATAGCAGCAGGGGGATGATACAACATATCCTATTTTTAGCGATTATTGGCCTAGCAGCGGCCCATCTGTACAAGAGCTGGACAGAAGTAGAGGGATTTGATTCCTTTGATTCAGTCGATGGGCTTCTAGATGCACAGACAGCCGACATCACGACAGCAACAGGGAAGGATATATTCAATCGATCACCGGATCGCATCGCCAATGTCCGCTACAAAACAGCGGGTAACCACGGGGATCCACCCATGGCCCCGGATCATGATGATCCTCGGGATCTGCCCTGGATAGCATCTTGGACACCAGCCGACCGTGCAGCCCGGCAAGGCCATACCTGCATCCCCAAACACGAGGGATCCGGGATCGCAGGAACTACAATCATTACAACCTCCCACTCCTGTGAAGCCGGAATGCCCCATACCCGACCCGGGGATCGAATTATAATACCCGATTCCACTCTGCCAACTGATCGACAGGATATAATCAACCACGAATTGATTCATATTTTCCAGGCCAGAAATGCAGATGCCTGGAAACGCTTTTATCGCCAAAATTGGTCATTCGAAGTATTTCTGGAGCCTCCTTCCTCCCTCCCTGCAGAACTCCGTGCAGCAAAACGATCTAATCCCGATACATGGAATCCGGCCGCCGGGGGGGCCTGGTCCTGTTGGAAAGGGCGTTGGTGGCCCTTGGCCGTCTATACGGACCCACAGTATCCGACACTCCGTGAGGCAAAGACTGTTTGGTGGGATACCTGGAAACAAACAGTACTCGGGGATCCTCCCGAGGGCTGGGCGGACTTTTTTGGCGCGGTCAGCCAGGATGAACATCCCCATGAACTCGCGGCTGTCTACATTGCAACGGAGGATCAGCGGTCTGAAGCCGGGCGTCGTCTCCATCAATGGTGGATCTCTCAGGGCCAAGTTTTGTTTCATTCACTTAAACGGTAAACTTTTCCTCTGTCCTGTTTAGGGACCCCTCGTCATGGACACCATAATTCTTGCAATCGACCCAACCATTCGTCTTTTAGGTCGGCGTTCCATCACACAGTTGCGCTGTATTCCGTTTGTCACGTCACCGCTGGATTCTCATCGTCGATCGTCGTCATCCAAAAAAACAGAAGGAGGCAGTAGGGGGGCCACATGCGAGGTCGAAAAACGCGAAAATTCCGGATCAAGTCACAGTCAAAAACGGTAATTGACCGAGAGACTGTAAAGAAACATGCCGACAACTTCTTCGGAGTTGTGAATAAGGAATGGCTCGATAGAATCAAGATTCCTGCAACAGAAACAAGGATTACCGAGGCCTATTTTATTAGTGAAGATATTAATAAGGAACTTAATACAATAATTGATGAGCAGATACGCGATGCCCGGCTTAATCCGATCCAAACATTGATGACCTCCCTCGAAGCCATTGAAGAGATTCCCCGTGGTCTTTCCCCTCTTCTTCAAACAGTCATGTCACTCTCCACACCTTCTGATATTTCCGCCCGTATTGGATGGATGACTAGAGCAGGTATCCCTGCGCCGATTGATATCTATGTGCAGGGCGATCCCCATGAGCAGACCCGCTGCCTCGTCTTTATTGAAGAAGGATCACCCCAAATTGGACCTTCTTTCTACTGGACAGAACGTGCCCATGTCAAGAAACGTCTGGCCTATGAACAATATTGTCAGAAGTTGGCACGGATCGTGGGGCTGCCGGAACTCGAGCACGGCTACACGGCCGAACGCGAAATTGCACATCAATATTCTACACGCGATGAGAAATCCGATGCCCGGCGATCAACCAACACCCTCTCCTGGTCGGCACTTCAAAAGACCTACACAACCATCGATTGGACTCGTCTTTTCACATCCCTAGGTCTCCCAGAACGTATGCTACCGGATCTCCACTATAATGTCCTGTCTCCCTCCTACATTCATCACCTGCAGAGTCGGATGCGTTCATGGACACCAGGTCGCTGGGCTGGATGGTTCGGTCTCTTGGCGACCCAGTGGGCGGCAGGGCGGATTCCAGCAGGTCCTCTCCGTGATGCCTGGTTCGATTACAACTATCGCTTCATGCAAGGGATGGCTGCGGATGATACGCGGCCCAATCTTCATCGGGCAATGATTCGTCTCCTCATGCCAACTACACTTGGTCGTCTATGGATCTCCAAGCACTATCAACCCTGCTTCCGACAACGGATTGTAGCAATGGTTAATTCTATTCAGGCCGCAGCAGCAACCTGCTTGGAGACCACGGAATGGATGGCCCCCAGTACTCGGAAGGCTGCGATCAAGAAATTGAAGTCCATGGAGATCTTTGCCTGTTGGCCCCTCCTCTCTACCTGGTCGGCCAACATCGCGGAGCCCACCTGTGGTCTTTCCACGGATTTCCTGGATAATATCCTGTTCTTGGCTGCTACGCGTATGGATAGGAATCTAAGTCAGCTGGTCAAGGGTGTCTGCGGCGGCAAAAGTGTAGATAACAATGAATGGACACGATCCGTATTTGAAGTGAATGCATTTTACTATCCAGATCTCAATCGATTTGTGATGCCAGCAGGAATTCTCCGGAAACCCTTCTATGATCACGAGGCCTCTCTGGTGACCAACTACGGGGCTATCGGCGCGACGATCGGTCATGAATTCTGCCATGCCTTTGATGCAGAAGGCCGAACCTATGATGCGGAAGGGAATCAGCGGGATTGGTGGTCGGAGAAAGATGACAGGGAGTATAAGCGCAAGGCAGCGGCGGTAGTGCGACTCTATGAATCAGTGGAGTACAGAGATCTCCCAGTTGATGGTGAACTGACCCTCGTGGAAAACATTGCGGATATTGGGGGACTCGAATTCGCCCTGGAGGGACTCCAATTGGCTCTGAAGCGCAAGGCGACCAATGAGGAACTCCGGGAGTTCTTTACCTCCTTTGCCATCAGTTGGCGTTCAAAAGATCGACTGAAACGAGCAGCCCAGCTTTTGGATGCGGATCCCCATGCTCCTCCGATGTTGCGGGTGAATCATGCGGTACGACAATTTGATGAATGGTATCAGGCGTTTGGGATTGAAAAGGATGATCCCGGCTTTATTCCACCCGAAAAGAGAATTCATTTTTTCAGAGTCTCACGAGACTCTGCCTGAGGAGCCCAGCGACTGTTTCAGAGTCTCACGAGAGTCTGCCTGAGGAGCTTAGCGACTGATGGCTCTGCTTTTACTAAATCAACATGAGGTCCGCCAGGCGCCAATATTCATACTGACCATCCGGCATCTGTCGCTTCAGGATAAGAGGAATCCGCTTGGCTTCCAGTTCCGCTTTTGCAATTTCATAGACATCCGTGAGATACTCGGGGACGTCGATGAAGGGCGGTGATCCATGAGCTAATTGAGAGGCTCGGAGACAGAGGATCTTGGTCCGTTCATAGAGAGTTAGAAAGGGGCTCGAGGTGTGGGTGCTTCGACCTTTGCCACTCACTGGAGGATAGGCCTCTGTTATCACGAGCTTTTCCATAACCGTGTCTTCATAGTCCGGGCTAATCTCGGGATGATTCTCCAGGAGAGCCTGTGTCTTCTGACTGGGCGGCCCGGCTAATTGGAGGGCCTCGGCTGGATTAAGCTGGGGGCCACCAACATCCTCAAAGACAGGGTTGTCATCTCCGGCGTCCACATTTGCATCGAGCGCGGCACTGTAGGCTTCAAGGTCTTGCTCTGCCATCTGATGTACTTGATGATTTTGTTAGGAGAACAACTGCGGCAGTCACCTTTGGCTCCTTTTCTGTTACTAGAGTAGGGAGAATGTTTACCACCGTTCGAAAGACACGGTCGAGTCGAGCATCGAAAGAGAGGCAAACCCGTAGAGTCCAGCGGGGCGGCGATTTTTCATATTTGGCTGTGGGCGCCCCTGGTCAGCCACCTATTATTGATCCGAATGATCAAGCAATATGGGCGGCAGGTATCGATGCGGCAGGACTAGGAACGGCACCTCTTGATTTAAAAATTCTATTTATAAATACAAACCCAGCGCTTACAGATTTGACCCCTGCCAGTCAGGCTGGCCGAATTAACACCTATTTTAAACTGCTTGGCGAACAAGATAAGGTCGCTCGTATTCCTATTATTCATGTCCAGAAGGACTTCCTACAAGGGCTTCTTGTCGGGCGATCGGGCCCTGCAATAACCCCTATCACGGATGGAACTAATAATTATACTGCAGCTGCGCAGATAAATACATTATCAGATGATCAGCTACACAAACTAACTATAAAATATGCAGAACGTATTAAAGCTGATTATGCGAATTTAAGTCCGGTATTAAACAGACTTGCACAGCAATTTGATGCTGTCATGAATATGGGCGCATTGGGCGATCACTTTCCTGTTGGGTTGAGACAAGGTACTGTATTTTCTGGATTAGCAGTAAACATCGCAGTACCGACAAATAAATTTGAAAATATGTTTATGAGTGATCAGACTGATCTTTATGGCCCTATTTTTGGCCCATATCAGGTTCAATTTTATAAAATAGTCAAGGAATTTGAAGGTACCTTGATAAATCCTCAGCGAATTGAAAATGTGTTATTACAAGAAATTATTAAATTATTAAAATATTATAAGAATAATTTACCTAAGCTAAGGGCTGATCTTGATACGATCCGAACTCCTCCTAATCCCTTCCCACCGATCGGGAATATTGCAGGAGCGGACGAAAGGGTCACAAATTTTTTAATAATTGTGGATAAAATGACGAGAAGTATATTTTCTAATGTAATGCTTCGCACAAATAAACTAGTAGAAGATTCTTGGCAGCATGGAGATAAACCAGTATGGGTTGAAGGAATTGCGCCACAACCTCTTAGACGGCCGCCCTATTATAATTATTATACATTAGAACAATTTTTTCATGATTTTTATGAAACAATGAAGCAAAGTTATGCGGCCCCTCCTAATTTTGCAGTATTACCATTTAATCCAGCTATAAACGAAGATAAAGAAAATAGACCTTATCCGGCTACTCCTAATCCTGCGGGTGCGCCAATTCCACCTGGATTTATAGACATTCCATGTTATGGTACATTAGCTGCAAAAATATTAATTGCTGTTATAAATAATCAATATGTAGAAAATCTTATCCCAGGGGCACCAACACCAGCCTGTTATCCTCCAATTATCCCAAGCCCCCCGGGTGCAGGTACAACCGGTTTACCGCAAGTGCTCTACCATAATGCACCTTATAAAGGCACAACTACACTTCAAGATTTATGTAGATGGGTGGATCCGGAATTTGCGCTTCAATTCGTGAAACATTTGGAATATCAGCTATTGCAACCCTAAGAAGGCTACAAAAACTACAAAGCCAGGGCACAACACGCCGCAAACACACGCAGTGGTTCACAACTGACCGGATCCACTTCCGGTCGTCGCAAGAATTCATAGATGCCTGTATCATAACAGACAGACCCACTGGCGGGTCGCCCCTCCTTCGTAAATCCTTTGAGCGCGTTCGCTACACCGCCACTCCAAGGAATCTGCAACCACGACCGAATCTCAGCACAGAGCTCCGCTGTAATATAATCTTCCAGCGGGAAATAGCAATGTATGCAAAAAAGGAGTTGCGCTAGATCCCGCCCCTTCTTGCAACAGATATCCCGCATGGGAAACCAGGATCCCGCCTGAAACGCCGTAGTCGGCTGCATAGGAGGTGGACACCCCACACATGCAAATCCGAAATCGATAAGGGTCAGTTCGGTCGAGGCCATCATGACTGAGCCACTCAAATCCAGTCGCAATGGCTCATGAGAAGATCGGGAGCGGATCATGATGTTATTGATCTTTACATCCCGATGATTGAGCCGCAGACCCTCCTGAAGATGATGTAAAATAAACGCAAGTTGGCCCAACAGTTCCACCAAAAAACGACTATTGGCTTCCTTGGTCTCTTTCTTCCATGACCGCTGCATATAGGAATACAGAGTCCGCCCATGGACGTAAGACATACACATAGACATGGTCAGCCATCCCTTCAAATCAGTACTGTAATCCCCAAAGACTTCATAGGGCCGCGGAATGGCCCACGGGGTAACAGTCCGTTGCATAGTCTGCCATGAAAGGACATGGAGAAGTGCCTCTGATGTATGAGCTGTAACATCTTCTGCCGGGAGGATTGTGGAGCCCGAGGGAGGGCTCGTTTGTTTCACAATCACTTCAACAGGAGACTCTATCACATCAAAGCGACCATCGGTTCTTCGGGAGACAACCATACGATCAGCCTTGTAGATTTTCCCATAGGATCCTTCACGGTAGAGTCCAATCATATGCCATCCCACGTAGCTGCCAGGAGTCACTAGGCTGCGGTCAAGGAAGCGCCAGGTTTCCCCCTGAATGGTCTGCGACCGTCCTAGCCTGGCAATCTCCCGTGCCTGTGGAAGTACTTCGCAAATATTGGCTAGATCCTCATCTAGATCAATAGATAAAAATCCATAGCTGCGGATAGACATCCCCTTGTTGTCTCTTTTCAAAATAAGCCAACAAATAAATCTTAACGGATAATAGATAATGGCTGCACCTTGGGAAAATATGCGCGGGTTCAAGAATGTAAAGTGGGGTAACAATGATTATGAGGTCAATGAGTTACCAAAGATTAGAAAGATTCAATCTGAAAAAGCTGAGCTACAGAAACGTATTGCATCACTGGATGCCAGACTTCGGGCACTTGGCGAAAGTGAGGGGTTTCTGATAGATCGTCACGCTTCCCCGCACCGCGCCTCCTCCGGCCAGAGCAACACAATGTCTAAGGCAGAGCGCAAGGCCCATTATGTTCGCAAGGGTATTCTTGAAGCAGAGAAAGAGAGGACACGCAGGGCGGCTGCTTCTTTATCGGAGCATTTTCTATCTCGTGAGGGTAGACGCAAGACCTACAAACAGGCAGTGCGGAATATTCGGCGCTCTGTGAAGGCGGGGCATAGGAAGGGAGAAGGGGCAGGTGCTGCAGGGGGTGCTGAACCTCATACCGCCTAAACTTGACGTCCTACATATCCTAGATAATCATGAGTATTCATCATGCTTGTCTACGGTATTCGTTGCAGTCCTAATGATCTCTTTAGTCTCGCAGTTCAGACAAACGCGGACTATTATACGGACTATAGTCTATTGGTCTTCCCGGGTTACAGCAAGGGCCTCTGCCTGGATGCAAAGGGTCGACTTACGCCTGAGTTCTGGGATCAAACGCGCAGAATCATTGAAAATCCTAAGCGCGTTCGTGTGTTGGACTATGAGCAGCCCTACATTACGGAAGCCGAGGCAAAGATTGTAGCAACACTGCAGGAGGCCTATCCAGATCTCCAGCCCGATTGGTATTATGTGC